AGCTGTTGTCCGCTAAGAGAGAGTCCCTCTCTAGCGATGAATGTTACGTAATTCGTTGCGGTAAAACAACGAACAAATATAATTATACTGGAATGGGTTCCGTTCCGGTAATAAAGGAAATGGAAGGCTCGAGTTTCGAGTTTTTCTACTTAACAATGGTTCTAAGTCCTGAACAGAACTTAAAGCCTGAAACATTAAATACCAGGAAGCCGATTTGGCTTTCCGGTTATGGAAATAAATGTAAGTCCTACGATAAATTATCGTGGGAAGAGAAATATAATATATTCAAAAACCAATACTGGTTTATGAATTTAAAAAAGGTTAACCGCAGAAAATTTATTCTACGGTTGAAAGAAAAAAATAATTTTGTAGAAAATATTTTATCTTCTACAGACGGTATCCTGCTTTCGGTACTATTATCAGTACCGGAATTATTCTATGAAAATCCAGATATTTATTGGAATTTTCAAAAATCAATTCTGTCTAATTTAATTAATCAGACGGATCATTTTAAATTAAAATTTAAGAAAACAATGAAACTTCTTAAAAAAGCATTAGCTACTGACGGACCGTTTACGGCCCCTCAAGAATTATCATTTTATGATCGTATATACAGATATATGCGATCATTAAAGAAAGACAGCAAATTCGTATATCGAATTGCCAACCTATGTCAGACTAGAAGCATCGCTTCCGGTGGAAAGTATATCGAAGATCTTGCATTCGAGAAATTCAAAAGAGTAGTAACAGAACCGGATATTCCGATTTCTGCTAAAGCAAAATTAATTTTAAGCGCTTGTGAAGCCGACTTAAAGAAAGTTGAAATGGTTCCTAGAATAAATATAGGAACATCGTCATGTATAGAAAGCCCTCAGTCAAAGGGCGGAAAATTTGAATTTGCAAAGCAAATTATAAGAGAAAATAGGTCAGTTGATATAATTGATCTAAATAACGGTAATAAAACTGGACAGATTTTACGTCCAGGTAAAGAAAATATAGGAGAATACATATTCTTCTATTCTTTAAATGAATATATGAAGTCACCTAGTTCATTTCAGGTGGCTAATTTAAGTTTTATTCACGAACCAGGTGCTAAAGCACGTGGTATAACTACTAGATCATTTCATGTTGGAACGATCTTACAGCCATTTTCTAAAGTTACTTTAGAATCAATGAAACATATACCTGAATGTAAGATATCACTTACAAAAGGAAAAAATTTATTTAGCTACTATACAGATATGTTAGTAGAATGGATTTATGAAAAGTGGATTTCTTCAGACTTAGAAACCGCCACAGATAATGGACTGCCGAGTATCGGCAGATTCGTAATTAGTTTATTAGCGGGGCACGGAATCGTACCCCAGTGGTATTCAGAAATAGTAAAATCATTGCTATTTGATCCAAAAATTATAAACTACAAGAAAATTGATAGTTTTGTTGCATTTAGAGGTTGGTTAATGGGTGATCCAGGAACCAAAACAGTATTGAGTTATGTCGTAGCTTGTGTTCTACGATACAATGGAATAAAAGGTTCTAATTGTGGAGATGATCTCCACGGACCGGGTAATGAGAGTAAACTAAATGATTATTTAGATACTATGAATGAAATAGGGTTGAAAGTGTCGATGGACGATACTTTCGTTAGTAAATACTTCTGCAATTTTGCAGAAGAATATATGAAACCAGTCACATCAATAGTAGAGATGTGGAGAGTAATAAACAAACACAAGGATTATTCTATGTGTCCATATATAGATTATATAAGACTGAGATTAGTCTTATCTCACAAAAAGAGTTCACAGGATCATTCTAGTATTCCTGTGGGAAAATACGAACTTCTTACTAAAGAAGGACATTTTATTAATTCGTCTTCCCCTTGTTATAAGGGGTTACAGATAGCATCGTATCTTCAAGATTGTTATCTTGGAGGAAAAGGAGTATCAGGTATATTATATATACCTAAAGGACTGGGAGGGATTGGAAAAATTCCCCCTTATGAAGACCCAAAATATATCAGATTATATTTTGAAAAAAGAAAAATGACAAGGTTATTATCTATAATCTGTCACGTTAGAAATAGTTTAACTAGAAATATAAATATTCCTAGTCAAGAGATAATTGAAAAGCGTCCTGTATTGATAAAGAACGCTAAACATTTTAATAAGGAAACATGGCTAGGTAGCATGCTTCCGAATATAATTTCGAGGTTAAGGAAAACTTACCCTCCTTACATGAAGGCGATACCTAATACATCATTAAGTATCGTATTAAATTTATTAGCGAAGTATAAATACTTCTATAGTGAAAAGGATATGATAAGCAGATTATCATATCTCGAATACGTTTACAGGATCTTTGGAGAACAAAGTCCTCAAGAATTAGAAGTGACCCCTGAACGGATCATTCAAAATTTAATATCCGACTTCGATGAAGTTCCGGATGCCGTTAATTTAACAGATAGAGAGATTTCTTATATCTATTCAGAAGAATTTAGGAGGTTAATCTTAAATATGTATAGTATTAATTATTATACTGAAGATCAGTACAATAATATATTAATAAAATCCGATCCTTTGGCCATAACTGCCGGAGGGATATTTAATTATAAAAAGAAGGACTTTGATCATAAGTCTTTAACGGGAATGTTAGCTCGAGATCTCGAAGCTAATAAAGATATGTGGGTGAGAGACGACACTTCACCCATTTTGAAAAATGCTCCTCTAATGATTTGGATGAAACCAAAAATAGAGGACGATAAAATTATACTATCTCAGTGTAAATTACTGAGTAAGAATTCATTAGTTGTCATACATACTGACGACATAAAACTTTTCAAGAGTTGTGCAGATAATACTGTGGACTCACAATTATATAGATTACCGGCCAAATATAAATATTCGGCTAATTCAAAGTTATGGTCTTTTATACCAGGAGGTATAGAAGCAGTTAAAAACAGGCGCCAAGCATACTTATGTGATACAGGCTCAATTGGTCAACTCGAAGCTATACAAGCTCGATTTATCAGAATGGGCTCGAAGAAATTACTACGAACAGAGGAAATTCCCAATGATGTTTTCAAAGGAAATTATTTAATTTCCACGAATAAAAACGTGAAAGCAATAGAAAATATTAAGTTCTCAATCTTGAGAGCTTTACAATATGAAAAGATGAAATTATCATCTATTCCTTAGTTCACTCTTCACTACAGTAAGTACAGCTAGTACCCTGGGTCGCG